ATATATGACGATTTCAGGCCGCCGCGGCCGCCTTCAAAGACATACGTCATGTTCGGCTGAATGCGCCGGTTGATGTCCACAAACGCCCGGCCGATGACGCGCGCAGGCAGCTCATAGTGCGCAGATGCACGCGCCGCCGCCTTTGTTTCCTGCTCTTCCTTGATGCGCAGCGACTTCTCCAAATCGCCCGCCGCACGGAGGCGGTCAGCGATGGAGGTTTCAATGCCGAACTGGTCTTTTTCCTGCCCGCGCATGATCGCCGTGCGCAGCTCCTGGATCTCTTTCAGGGATGCCGTGCGCTCGGATTCGATTTTTTCCTGCCGCCGCGCTATATAGATTTTTATGTCAGGTTTTGTCAGGTTTTCCGCTCCGATGGATTTGGCGGTTTTCGCCGAGTATCCCGCCCGGCGCGCCGCCTCGGTCGCATTGCCCAATTCGATGTAAAAATCCGCAAAAGCGCGCTGCTTTGGCGTGAGATTCATGGGATCACCCGCTATAGATTTTCGCCAGCGTTTTTACGACATCCGCCATGCTGTAAGTCTCCAGTACGCGCGTGCTGATATGCTTCCCAGTTTCATCGGTTTCTGCCTTTTCCAGCACGTATTTTGTTACCATCCGGCCAAGCCGCTCGGAGTAGTGCTGTAACTGATTGACTTTGTAATGCTCGCCGCGCTGGTTCAGCGCCGCCTGCAGTTTGTAGGTAAGTTGTTTCAGATTCATAACCGCACCAGAATGCACAAAGCACCGAACCCAAAACCGGGCCGGTGCTTTGCTTTGTTGAGAGAC